GTCCTTGTCAGTGCAAAGTATGATACCTTCGCAAAAAGAAATCACCTCACTAGAACCAAGCCCATACCGATCAAAACAAAAACCATGGAAATCAAGATCAGGTATCAAATCAACATCAAAGATCTTCTCCTTAATGTTCCTCAGAGTGACACCTGCACTTTTGGCATTCCATGATAATTCAACCGGCAAGTGCTTGTCCTTTTGACGCTGGGCCAAGACCCTTTGCCAATGGTGATCAAAGCGCAAGATAAAAGCATTGCGGATTGGCTCAAGGTGGCGAAATTCGTACGCGCCACCTATTGCCTTCCCGGCCATATACTGGTCGTCAGTGAGACTGGTGTTATAGTTTGCTCGCATGTTGAACCTGGCCATACTCTTCCCGATAATGGGGATCGTGAGATGCTTAGAATATGCCGGAACAAAAAACCTGCTAACAAACGTGCAATGTAGCAAATACTTACGCCTAAATGCCTTAGCCTCCATACGGGCTTCAGACGCTATATTGCCGTAAGTTTTAGCTGCATGCCTTTTAAGACCATCAATCTTAGCTAACATATCATCGCCCAATATAATAGCTCTACAACGCTTCGCATCAACCCTAATTAAAAAAGAATACAAGATACACATATTCCAAAAACAGTTCCTGAACGTGGTGTCCGGGCACCCAGTAGGTAGCATGTTCTCAAGGGTGGCCTTGAGCCCATGTTCCCTACTCTTGACAATGAATTTGTTAGTCGTAGCGTGCAACCTAACAAACCACTCTGGGCAACCCAAACGCCTCATCAGGGCCATTTCTAGAATAATGACATCAGAGCATTGCAATTTATCATTAGAGCTGAAATCACACTCAACATACTCTCCTGTTCCCTGGGAAATGAAATCAGTGTAATCCGTTGGGATCTTCTTGTAAGCCAACCTAAACCTATACTTTCCGCTCATGGCATCGCAAACACCCGAAAGACGTGCCATGAGCTCATTGAAAATAGGCCCAGCCAGAGCATTATTCAAGTCGGTGGACTTGAAAATGACCCTGGGTGCCCAGTTAGGTTTATGTTGAACAAGAAGACTCTCAACCTTATCGAACAATTCCTTTTCACCATACTTTTCCTGCGAAACTTCTTCAATACCATCAAGGGCCGCCAGCATGCGGGCCCTCTTCTCAGTACCGAACTTATCTAACCAAGTTTC